CGGCATCAGGGCGGGGGACGACCGCAGAATTTCTTTGATGGCCTTCTGTACCTCTCGGCTCAATGCACCGTCCGGCGCAACGCTGAACAACTTTGCAAAGCGCGGCTCCGTCAGCATCAGCAGCAAAAAGCACACCGCCACCGTGAACGTCTTAAAATTTTTGCGGCAGATTTCCAGCACTGCCGTTTCGTACCGCCGCCGCTTCAGGTCGTTGCGGTACACAACGCACAGCACCGCCGCATAAAAAAGCCACTGGTAGCCGCTGGTCGCTTCGTAGATGCTCTTACCGGCCACAAGGCCGCTGGGCATCTGCATCAGTTTCATCAGCTTACCGATTTTCCGCAGCTTCTTTTCGTTGATGCAATACTTTTTGTCCTTGCCGTCGCACACGTCCAGGAACTCTTGCGCCTGGGCACGCACCCAGGCATTGACAGGGTGGTCGACCCCCTCCACGCCCCGGGCAATGTCGTCGTTTACCAGCGCCACGGCGTACAGGTAGGCCGGGTGCTGTTCAATCGTCATCGTAATCATCCAGTACTTTCACAAGCGGGTCGGTTTCCTCGGCCTTTTTGCTGGCCGCCAGCACGCCCAGCTTGGCCCGCGCCTGGGGGCTTAACCCCAGCTCGTTACAGCTGCGGTAAAAGTCGCTCAGGTATTTGCTGCGCGCCAGCACGGCGTCCTTGTCGCAGATTTTGCCGTCGCCGTTCATCTGCTTGTCGATTTCGCGCACCCGGTCGATGCTTACCGCGCACACGGCAATCATGTAGCCGTCCACACTGCCCAGCACTCCGGCATCCTTCAGCAGGGTTTTCACCTTGTCAAAGATGTACTTTTGGGCGCTCGTCAGGTAGGCGGGGCAGGTGACAACCACGGTTTTATTGCCGTCCTTGCCGGTCTTGCCGCCGCGCAGCCTGCTTTCGGCTTCCTCACGCGCCGCCTTGACCTGCTTTGTCCTGGCCCCGCTCGCCGTCTTAATCGCTTTCGCCGGTCGTCCTCCCACCGTTCCGCCTCCTTTCCAACCATTTTGCGTTCAACTGCAAACCATTTTCGTGCCCTCACGAAAATGGCCGCACACATTTCAGCGCATTTTCCACACATTCAGCGTACTTTCCACCTCTCGCCCTCTAAATAACGCGCGCGCCCGCGTCTAATCAGTACCCGCGCGCGTATCCCCATTTCTAAAAAATTTAAATTATTTAGGGGGATGCGTGGTGTGGGGGAGGGCCGGGGTGACTTGGGAAAGCACCCCGGGGGGATGGATCGGCGCAACTGTTGGTTGCGTGGTCGCCAGCTGGTGCAGCTCGGCCCGGCTGACCTCGCCCCGCTCGGCTCTGGCGTGGCAGCTGTCCGGCCCTCGGCTACACAAGCAAACCAACCACGCCGGATCATACGCCCACCGCGCCGCGCCCGGCTCCTGCAACGGAACAATGTGGTGCACCTGCACCGCGTCCGTTGTGATGCGCCCAGCGGCCAGGCACAGCCGACACAGCCCGCCGTCGCGTTGGCGGATCTCTGCCCGCGTCCGTTGCCATCTGGCCGTGTTGCGGATTCGTGCCGCCGCGTCTGCCCTGGGCGCTCTGGCTGGACGCTGTGGGCACGCCTGGCCGCGCTGGTGCAGACCACCGCACCACTTGCAGGACACCAGCACCAGCACCACCCCCAACAACAAAAAAGGAACAGTCCGCCCGATGTGGGCGGCCTGTTCCTGCCGTGATTCTATAATACCACACAAAAAAGTTGCACAGTCTCAAATTTTAGGCAAAATAAAAGGCCCGGCGAATGATCCGCCGGGCCTGATGTGGTTTTATTTTGTGTTATCTCTCGCTATTGTTTCGGTGATTGCCCGCGTTATAAACGCGGTTACGCTCTCGCCGTGGGCTGCTGCGTGCTGTTGTATTAGCTCTTTTGTGTTGTCCTCTTTTTTACAGTTATTGTAATTCTGTCGTATGTTTTATTATTCCACTTGTTTTTACTGGCTGCGCTGGCTTTTCCGCTCATCCTGGCCGCCTCCCTTTATTTTCCGGTTTCTCGTTGCATTCGCTCTGCGCAGGCCTGTAAAATATACCCCTGCGTGCTCTGGCCTGCTGCCGCCGCTGCTGCTTTTATTTTTTCGGCATCCTCTTTTAATGGCCTTAATTCAATTCGCCCGCATTTTTCGTTATATCGTGTTATTGCGGCTCTTTTTGCTTCGCTTACCGACATTTTTTGTGCCCTCCTTGTGTGTTTTTCTTATTATAGCACATTTATATTATACTCCGCAGTATACATTTTATACAAACTATGCCACGCTATACTCCGTAGTGTTTGTGCAGTTCTCTAAACTATACTCCGTAGTATTGACATTTATATATACTCCGTAGTATAATACAACCATAGCAACCGGGAACACCCCGCAAGCTAGAGCGAACCGCCGCAAGGCGTGAAAGAAGGGAAGAGGTGAAAATGAAAACGCCCAGCGCAAGCGAATTGCTTGTACAGGAGGCCCGCACCGCGGAACGGCTCCGGCTCTTGATGCTCGCCAACGAGTGCAAGACCATTGAAGAGTTCCGCCAGCGGTTGCAAGAGCTGACGAACAGGCAATAAAACAGCGCCGGGGCCGCCTACTAAACAGACCCCGACGCAATCCCAAACATCGGCGCGGTGAGTTCGCCACCGCTCCGACTTTATTATAACCACATTCCGCCCAAAGCGCAAGCCCGCCGGGCCTGCTGGGCGTTATTTCTCAATACAGCGGTTGACATACTCCAACAGCACCGCGTGGACGCTTTTTCCTTGGTCGGCGCAGTAATCCCGGAACGCCTCCGCCTTTTCCTTGGGAACTTTGCAAGCAAGTGTTGCGGCGTGGTTTTTATCCCATTTCGCCGACGCTTTTTTCTGGCTTTCTGAAACGGCCATTTTCACAACCCCCTTTTTACTGCTTATTATAACATGGATGCAATACGGTTTACAGTAGAATTTTTACTAAAGATATACGGTAAACATTATGCAAAATGTCAATAGACATATACGGTTTACCGTAGTACAATATAGACAAATCAAAATCAAAACACCGAAAAGGAGCGTTCGCCAATGTTTATGTACACCGTCGAAACCATCACCCCCACCCGCACCGGCTATCACTTTACCGCACCCACTGCCCACGGCGAGCGCCTCTATGTCGAGCTTACCCGCTGCACCGACAACGGCAGCCCGCGCAGCGTCCCGGCGCTGTGGTACAATCACGGCTACACGCCCGAGCGGCTCGCCGATTGGTGGGACGTTAAGACCTACGCCACCGACGACCGCGGGAACTGCCGGGGCAGCTACAACCCCACAATCAACTACCGCACCCGCTTACTTGATTTCCGTTGGATTCTTCCAGCCACCGATGACAACGCCGCCGCGCTCCTGGCTGAGATCGCCCGACGCGCCGGAATTAAAGACTAAACCCGCAAGGCCGACGCCCCGCGCGCCGCCGGTGCAAGCCCGGCCACCCGCCAAGGGTGGGCGCTCATGGGTAACAAGTTTACAGCATCCCGGCACAAGTTCACAGCCGCGCACCCATCGCAGACAGTGGCAGTCATCCCGCCGGGCGGATGACGTAAGGCCAAGGGGAGCCGGTGCACCTCCCCGCAAAACAGATTGCACCCGCCGCCGGTCGTTCCGGCAAGGTTCGCGGAGTTCTGACCCGCCGGGCAACCCGGAAAAAGTGAAACCCGCCCGGCCCCACGAGAGAGGGCCGCCCACATAAAACGGAGGTTTTCGCCATGATTAGCAGCATCAAGTTTTTTTACAACGGCCTGCGCCTGAACGGTTCCCGCTCCCTTGTTCGCGTCGGCTACTCCCTGGACCTGGACGCCCAAACCGTCACCATCTACGCCCGCAGAGGCGAAACCCTCCCGCGCGAGCTGTTCACCGTCGAGAACGACACCGACCTGTACACGGACTACTTCGACGACGACCGCGCCGAGCTGACCCCGGCGCACCCGCTGTACAAGTTCGCGGCCTATGCAGCCGCCCGCGCTGACCTGCGCCGCCTGAACTCCCGCGCCGACTACCTGCGCGGCCGCATTTCCACCCCCAACACCTGGGACGCCATGCACCCCGACGCACTGACCGCCGAACTGGAAGGCATCGACGCCCGCCACGCCGCGCTGGAATCTATCCCGAACCCGGGCCAGCCCACCGCCGCCGACCTGGCCGCCGTCGACCAGATGAACCAGGACGCCGAGAACGCTGCCCGCGCCGCCGCCCAGGCGGAGCAGCAGCGCCGCCGGGAAGAAGCGCTCGCCGAGAGCGCCAACACCCGCGCCATCGTTCGGGAGGAAATCGCCGCGCACCCGCTGGACATGAACGCGCCCGCCGTGGATTTCACATTCTCCGAGTCTCCCGCGTTTAATGACTTTACCGCGTCGGATGGTGTCGCGTCCCTGGTGTGCAGCATTCCCGCCGCTGAGGCCATCGTCCGCCGCCTGGACCTGTACTACAACCCCGAGCAGGTCGCGCCGCACTCCTACGAGAAAACCGACTTTATTGTGTACTATCCCGCCGAGGGCGGCACGTTCGAGACCTACGCCGGGCGGCTCGACCTGGGCACCGAGTACGGCGGCCTGGTGCAGCACATCCGCCGCCACGCGGACACCCTGCGCAATGGCAACGGCTACCACACCCCCGACGACAACGACCGCGCCGATGCCGCCCGCATTGACGCGATTGCTGACCAGCTGGAAGCCTGCCTGGCTCCAGCCAGCACTCCCGCCGAGCATCCCGCCGGGGATGCAGGGGAGAGCGTTGACGCGCCCGCCGGTATCATTTCTGTGACGTTTGCGCCGGAACTGCTGGACGCCCTGCGCCGGGAGTATCCCGCCCAGGCCGGGCAGAGCATCCCCGCCGAACATCCCGCCGGGGCCGACATTCCCGCCCAGGCTCCCGCCGGGGATACCGGGAACTGTGCCGGGCGTAACAACCCGCGCACAATTCCCGCCCGGGGCGCATGGGTTCCCTCGGTGGTATCCTCCGCACATCCCGCCAGCAATCCCGCGGAACATCCCGCCCAGGGTGACGAACCCGCCGCGCGGGAAGAAGTGGAACAGCTGCGGGACGCCCTGCGCAGCCTGTCCGATGTGGAGCTTGCGGCCTGCTTATTCCACGTCGACCCAGCCAGCAGCGACGCGCGGCCCATGTCCGCCGTATTCCTGCGGGAAATGTCCCGCCGCGATCCCGTCCGCAGCTTTGCCACCTTCAAAGCGTGGCGGGCCGGGGATATCCCGCCGGACGTCCGCGCCCTGCTGGATTCTCTCGCCGACGGCGACCCCGACGCGGGCGGCGATTGATTCCCGCCCGGGGTCCCATCATCCCGCCGGGGGATGGTGGGAGATATCCCGCCCGACATCCCGCCAAACAAAAGCGCCCCGGCAGGCCGTGTGCTCCACACGACCCGCCGGGGGCTTTTCTATCTTACCATATCCCGCACCGCTGCGCCACATCCCGCAGAAACTCCCGCTTTCGCCGGTAGAACTCGGCCCGGCTGATGGTCGGCACGTCCAGCAGTTCATACCGCCAGCGCCGCCCATCCCGGCAGTTGTTCAAAACTGCCTCCCGCAGTTTCCCGGCAATATTCATGGGCAGGTCCGCGCCGATATCATAGGCCGCCTGTTGTATGGCCCGCATGGTCCGTGCGTCCCGGCTGTTGTCCAACTCGCACATCCGGCGTTTTTTCTCTTCGCACGACGGCAGTACCCACGCGGGATTCCCGCCGGGTGTTTTCTTGTCATATCCCGCAATTTGGTTTTTCTGCTCCCGGTAGCGTTTTTCCCGCGCAGGTTGTCCGCGCACCAGGTATAGTGCGGCCTGGGTCACATCCCGCGGGATGCGCTGCTTGCCCATGGTTTCATCCCTCCCCATCGGTTATGTACTCGGTAAATTTCCACCCGCGCGGCTCTGCGTACAGGTCTATGAATAGTCTGCGCCGGTAAATATAATCCCGCTGCGCCCGCCGGGTGAATTTTGATTTCACCTCTACCACCTCGACCGTGCCATCTGCGTAGGTCAGCACAAAATCCGGGGTGTAGTGCGCGGCGGGCAGTTTCAGCCCACAGTATTCTTTTTCCGGCAGCAGGTCAAAGCGCACCTGTTCGCGCACTTCTGCCACCAGGCCCGCCGCCACCTTCGGCAGGATGATTTCCCGGTAGTACCGCTTTTCGCTTTCCGGGGCGTCTTTCGTGAATCGTTCGCGTTTTTGACTGTTTTTCGGCTGAATTTCCCGATTTTGTCCATTTCGTTCCCGGAATTGGTCACTTTTGGCCCGATTTCCGGCCAATCGTTCACTTTTTCGTTGCAAAATCTGCAACTCAGCCTGTGCGCGATAGCGCGGCGGCAGGTCGTCAAGTTCCAGCCTTACGCCCATTTGTTTTTCCTTTCGGCTGTCGGCGTGGGTCCGCCCAAAACGTGGCGGTTACGTGCCATTCGCCGGTGATTTCGTTGTAGCGTGCCTCTGCGCCGGTGAAAGCGTACTGCCGCACCTGTCCGCGGCCCAGCGTCAGCGTGCCGTAGCGGCTCTCCCAAAACTGCGCGTCGTCTATGTACAGAGTGGCCGCCTCGGCCAGCTTCTTGGGTGTGTAGCGCCCATCGTTCGGGCGCGGCTGGGTGGGGCGGCGCAAGCCCTGGCTTTGCCGCCAACGGCGGCGGCGCTTCGGATTTTTCGTGATGTACTCGCAGTATGCCGCCAAACTGCCCTTGTTAAATTCGGCGCGGTCGCACTTCACCAGGCCCAACGGTTCCCGCCACTTTCCGCGCCCGGTGCTCCAACAATCCTTGATTTCGTCGGTCGTCAGGTCGCATTCCAGGATCATGTGATGGTGGTAGCGCACTTCCTTCTGGCACGCGGCCTTGTCCTCGTGCTGCCACTCGGTCACGACGATATATTTCACCTTGCGCAGCACCCCGCCGGGGTTGCTGGGGTCGGCTTCCATCGCGGCCGCGTATTTCTTCGCCTGGCGGCGGTTCAGCTTGTCGATGAAGTTGGTAATATTCCGCTCGGGTTCTTCTGCCGTCAGCGGCAGCCACTCCGGCGCGTAGGTCAGGTGCACCAGCTGGGTTTTATTTTTTCTCTCGGTAAAATTCTCCGCCACGGTCCAATGCAGATTGCGGCGGGCGTAGCGTTCGTTGCAGTTCTGCATTGCCAGGCTGGATGCGAACGCTTTTTTTCTGCGCACACTGGCGCGGTGCTCGGCGGGGGAGACGTGCAGCAGGTCGACTTCCATGTATTCCTTGCCACAGATGGTTTTCTGTTCGCGGATGAATCTGGATTTCATACTGCTGTACCTCGTTTCAAGTTTCGACTTCCGTTCGGTTGGGATTGGATTGGTTTTTCTATTGGATAGAATGGGGGAAAAGATAAAACCCTATACAAGCCCTCAAGCGGCCTATTGGCCGCGAAAAATTGCCCGGTATCCGCCGGGCGCGGGTTTATTCAGTTTTCTTACCTTATATAATAGTGGCCGCTACTGTTTGCCGCCCTTGTACTTCCGCCGCCGGTTCTTCTTGTCCATTTCGTGGGTCACGCGCATGGCGTCGACCGGCTTGTTATCGGCCATGTATTTTGCAAACTTGTCCATTTCTGCACGATACGATATGTAGGCGGGGCAGCCGGTGTGGCAACCCGGTTTTCTGGCCTGGCAGCCGTAGCACGGCGCGTTCATGTCAAGCCCTCGATGGCCGGTTCCGCCGGGGCTTTCGCCCAGCTTTGCGGCGGCAGGTAGCGCCCGGGGAACACATCGTTCAGTTCCATGGGCTCACGCAGCCGCCGCACATCCTCGATCTTCCATGCGAAAATGCGGCCCGCCGCGCCCTTGTAGGCTTTCAGCTGTTCTTCCGTCAGGCAGCTTGCGTGGGCAATCTCTACCAGCAACTTTGACCGTGTGCTGAAATCCACCGCCTTCAGCCACTCAATCCGGCGACAGATAAACGTACCCACCAGCTTGCCGCAGCCGCCCTCGGATTTTGTCTCGTACACCCACACGCGCAGCGGCGCTTTTGTTGATACCAGCGCCCGCGGGGCGGATTTTCGGATTTCCGCCGTTTTCTTTCCGCTAAAAATCATCTGCACCCACTTGGGCCGGATGGATAAAATATAATCCGTCATTTCTTTTCCCTCATGTCCGATACCGCTGCATAAAATTCGTCTAAATCCTGAAAGAATCTATCTTTAAAAACCGTCGGCAGAATGATGGCGCGCAGATCCATCCCATCCTTCATTACGTAGTAGTAATGGTCCGTTCCGGCTCTCCGCTTTGTGTAGTGGAAGTAGGAATCATCCTTCATTTCATCCTTCAGCGGTTCCGTCAGTATGGCGTTGATGAATCCGCAGCCGCCCATGGTATCCGTCAGGCCGACGCAGTTCATCTTCCCATAGATAACGCCCATCGGCAGTTCCGTACATTCCAGCTCGCCTTCCTCGGAATCGTAGAGGTTGATTTCCGCCAAATCGTCCTTCGCACAGTAATAATCGGTGCTCAAAGAGACTTCTTTCTGTTTTTTGCTGTCCCAGCCAAAAACGGCGGCCAGCTCGGCTTCACTTGTGATTCTCGGAAAATCCGGCGGCAGGGGATAGACGCTGTGCCCGGTGCTGATAAACTGCGCCTCCTTATCGTCCGAATGGCCGATAGAAATAAGCTGACAGCAGCCTGTCTTCCTGCACAGCTTGCCGATTTTATCAACCTTCATCGTTATTCCTCCGTTTCGATTGCCGCGGCCAGGGATTCCAGCGCCTTCCGCAGCGCGGCGCTGAACTTACCGGCCTTTTCCGTTTTGCCGTCGCCGCGCAGTTCGTCGCACAGCGTTAGCACCTCATCCACGTCACCCTGCACGCGGTCAAACAGCAGGCTGAACCGCAAAGTATCCTCGTCACCGACGACCTTCAGCTGTTTTGCCAGTTCCTCCGCGTTGGCCTCGGCCTGTTGGCGGGCGGCTTTTTCGGCTTCAAGCGCCTTTTCCGCCTGTGCCCGGGCCGCTTCTTCAGCAGCCTTGCGGGCATCCTCCGCACCGTCACGGCGGG